TATACTGTTGCACACAATCACTGGCCTGTAACGTGGACTTTTACATATTACATAGACCCACCTGAAGGATGTTCAGGTTTATATTTTCCAACCCTTAATTACGAATTGAAAGTTGAACACGGATTACTTGTTTTGATTAAAGGTGACTTGATTCATGAGGTAAAACCCTCAGAATTTGAGGGTCGAAGGTATTGTATTGGTGGTTTGATTTCTGCAAATCCTAGAAAAGTTCATTAGGGTATTCAACCCTCCCGAAGAAGTAGCTTAAGTATACCACAGAAATAGTGATTTGTCAAGCACTTTTTTTACTTGACATATATAAAAATGTGTAGTATAATACACAAAATGGAGTAGATTATGAAACCACAAGACAGACCACATTATGTTAACAACGCCCAGTTCTCGCAGGCTGTTGTTGAGTATTGCACTGAAGTAAAACACGCGAGACAAAAAGGTGAGTCTCTTCCGAAGGTCACCGACTATATTGCACAGTGTTTTCTGAAAATCTCAGAAGGTCTGTCTCACAAATCCAACTTTGTTCGTTATACATATCGTGAAGAGATGGTGATGGATGCGGTTGAGAACTGTCTCAAGGCAATTGAGAACTACGATATTGATAAAGCAACACGCACAGGTAAACCGAATGCGTTTGCATACTTCACACAGATTTCTTGGTATGCGTTTCTCCGTAGAATTGAACGTGAGAAGAAACAACAAGATATTAAGATGAAATACATCAACCAGTCTGGTATTGAGAACTTCCTTGATAATGAACTGGGGGATGCACAGTCTGCACAAGTTGCACAGGCATTTGTTGACCAACTTCGTTCACGCATTGATGAAGTCAAAGAGAAGGATGCGGAATGGAAAGAGGTTGTTAAGAAAGAACGTAAGAAACGCACGGTCAAGGTTGATTCTGACCTGAGTGATTTCATTACAGATTAGGAGGGTTGGCTGAGTGGTTGAAAGCACTGGTCTTGAAAACCAGCAAGGGTTCACGCCCTTCGAGAGTTCGAATCTCTCACCCTCCGCCACTTTCTTCTTGACATAATTGTATAGGTTTGGTATAATACTAAAATGAAAAATTTATCTTATCATGGAAAAACCGTAGAACAAGCACGATGGGTTCTGGAATACTTCGGAACACCTGAGAAACGTGAACTCTACAAAGACAACAAGTCATACAACGAATGGTTGAATGAATGTCGCATGGTTATTGAAGCAGAGAGGTTGAATTACTAATGGATAAAGAAAAGAAGGTCGCACTTCGCAAGTTGCGTAAGAAAGCAATCAAGTTGCAGAATACCAGTTCTGTCAAACTTACCATGGCTGAAGCACTGAAGCGAGTTCAAAATGAAAATAGCGATTCTGAATGATACCCATGCGGGTATCCGCAATTCCTCTGACATCTTTATGGATTATCAAGAACGCTTCTACTCTGAAGTATTCTTTCCATACCTGTTGGAGAATGACATCAAACACATTCTGCACTTGGGCGATTACTACGACAATCGTAAGACAATCAACTTCAAGGCACTTCAACACAATCGTAAAATCTTTCTTGAGAAGTTGCGTGATTACGGTATTACGATGGATATCATCATCGGTAACCACGACATGTATTTCAAGAACACGACAGAGTTGAATGCACTCAAAGAGTTGCAGGGTCACTATATGAATGAGGTCAATCTCGTTCTAGAACCAAGAGTCATGGATTATGATGGTTTGAAGGTGGGTCTTGTTCCGTGGATTTGTCAGGACAATGAGGAACAGTCTGTTGAGTTTATTAAGACTTGTAAGGCTGACTTTATTGGCGCACACCTAGAACTGCAAGGGTTTGAAATGCAGAAGGGTATGCCATGTATGGATGGTATGTCACCCAAACTGTTTGAACGTTTTGAGATGGTATTGTCTGGTCACTTCCACGCAAAGTCCTCACAGGGTAACATTCACTATCTGGGTAGTCAGATGGAGTTCTTCTGGAATGATTGTAATGACCCTAAACATTTCCATATCCTTGATACGGAAACAAGAGAACTGACTGCGATTCGTAATCCGATTACAATCTATGAAAAGATTTACTATGACCACGAGAACATGAATAAGTTCAAAGACCTGTCATATCTGGACAACAAGTTCGTCAAGGTCATTGTCACCAACAAAGGTGATGCATATGAGTTTGAACGTTTCATTGACCGTGTGCAGGCTCAGAAGATTCATGAGTTGAAAATCCAAGAGGACTTCAAAGAGTTTATTGGAGAAAATGTCGAGGACGAAGAGATTTCGCTTGACGATACCGAAACAATCGTGTATAATTATATTGATGCTGTTAATACAGACCTAGATAAGGGTAGAATCAAAAAGGAAATATCCGACCTGATGACAGAAGCACAGACATTGGAGATTGTGTAATGGGTTTAGGATTTAATGATGGATTTGCTTTCTGGGAACACTATTGTCCCGTAGAGAAAGATATAATGGGATTTGAGAAGGGAACACCGTGCGACTGGTGCGGTGCTACAGAGAATGATACACTTCGAGAAACTAAGATTCAAGAACTTCCTCTCGACAGGAAATAACTTTACAGAGATTGAGTTCGAGACCGCCCCGACCACTTTGGTGGTGGGTCAAAACGGTGCGGGTAAGTCAACCATGTTGGACGCATTGTCGTTTGGTTTGTTTGGTAAACCTCATCGTAAAATTTCCAAACCTCAACTGGTGAACAGTATCAATGGCAAAGGCACATTGGTCGAAGTTGAGTTTCGGATTGGTTCACAACAATATAAAGTTGTCCGTGGTATCAAACCTAATAAGTTTGAAATCTGGGTCAACGGAAATATGGTGAACCAAAATTCTCATGCTCGTGAATACCAGACGATGCTTGAGAATAATATCGTCAAGTTGAACCACAAGTCTTTTCACCAGATTGTGGTTCTTGGGTCTTCATCCTTCGTCCCGTTTATGCAACTTACCTCTCAAGCTCGGCGCGAAGTGATTGAAGACCTACTTGACATTAATGTTTTCAGTAAGATGAACTCATTGTTGAAAGAACGAATGTCTATCCTGAAGGACAAGATTAGTGATAACGGTCATCAGTTGAGTATGGTTGAAACCAAAATCAATGCACAGAAAAAATATCTCCGTGACCTGAGTTCAATAACTGCACAACAGAAGAAAGAAAAACTCGACACAATCAAATCTTTGCAGGAAGACATTCGTGTTCTCAATGAGAGGAATGAGGAACTGACAAATGAAATCACTTCGAAGTCCCCAAGTGTCAACGAAGGAACATCTTCTGTTACTTCGGATATTACTAAACTCGATACCTATATGGCGCAATTCCAAACGCAACAAAAAGAAGTCGTTAAACAGGCCAAGTTTTTCGAAGAGAACGATACATGTCCGACATGCGAACAAGATATTGACCAGTCAACGAAAGACTATCATCTCGAAAGGTGTAAAACCAAAGCGGGGACTATTAAAAACGCACTCGACATGGGTAAGTCCCAGAGAGAAACTCTTCTCAAGAAACAAGAAGAGTTGCAGTCGCAAATGGATTCTATACGGGAATGGCAATCAGCAGTCAACGCTAATGCTCAAGAGATTGGGTCAATTAACAGAACCATCGATGGACTTAATGGTGAGTTATCCCGTCTTGGTGAAGAGACAGGTGACCTCAGTGAAGCGAATACTGAACTGGAAGTTCTCCGTGTAGAGAAAGAACAGTTGCAGGATGAGAAGTTCAAACTTAATGAACAGAACTCATACTATCGTGTCAGTGCAGAAATGTTGAAAGATACTGGTATCAAGACTAAGATTATCAAACAGTATATCCCTGTTATCAACAAACTCACCAATGACTATCTTAATATCCTAGACTTCTTTGTTCACTTCAATCTGAGTGATTCATTCGAGGAGACTATTCGTTCACGTCACCGTGACAACTTCTCCTACGACTCATTCAGTGAAGGTGAGAAAAAACGTATCGACTTGTCACTATTGTTCACATGGCGGCAGATTGCCAAGATGAAGGACAGTGTCGCGACCAACCTTCTTGTGTTGGACGAAACCTTCGACTCCTCTTTGGATGAAGAAGGTATTGATAATCTCATGAAGATTATTGCAACCGTGGCTGAGGACACGAATGTGTTCATCATCTCACACAAATCAGAACTCGAAGACGCAGCCTTCTCTCGTAAGATTGAGTTCGTCAAAGAGAAAAACTTTTCTAAAATTAAGGGTTGACAAATATATGAGAATGTGTTACTATTAACACAATCGAATTAGAAAGGCGATTATTATGGAACTTACAGATTCAACTATCAACATTTTGAAAAACTATGCAACCATCAATCCGAACATTGTGATTGATGAGGGCAATACATTGAAAACAATCTCTGTTGCGCGGAACGTTCTCTCTGCAACAGAAACTAACGAGACCTTCCCACAGAAGTTCGGTATCTATGACCTGAATGAATTTCTGAATGTGTTGTCTCTCGTTGACCAACCTCGTCTCAAGTTTGAGTCAGACTTTGTTGTCGTGGGTGACAGCACTGGTCGTTCATCGGTCAAGTATTTCTACTCTGACCCTGAGATGTTGACTTCGCCTGGCAAGGACATCAACATGCCAGAAGCAGAAGTTAAATTTACCCTAGATACTGATACATTGGGTAAAGTAAAACGTGCAGCAGCTGCACTGGGACATGAGGCAATCTCTGTCACTCCTGCAACTGGTGCGGTTCGTCTGACGGTCACTGACACAGAAGACAAGACATCCAATACCTTCTCGATTGAAGTAGAAGGGACATATCCAGAGGGGGTTGATTTCAACTTCGTTCTGAATGTTGGTAATGTGAAAGTTATCAACGAAGACTTTGAGGTTGAGATTTCCTCTAAACTAATCTCTAAATTCACCAGTAAACAGTCACCGACTGAATACTATATTGCACTTGAAAAATCATCAGTTTATGGAGCATAATGATGGCTAA